ACGGGCTTCGTTGGCGCTGCAGCCCATGATCACGGGATTACTGACGGGGTTTTCGCCGTTCCACGCCAGATATTGCGTCAGGGCATCGACCTGATCGTTATGCTTGCTGAATGGAAAGCGCATAAGCTCGCTCTCAAGCTCGACCGTCCAAGACTGATTCTTTTTGATCAGCACCCGGTGCTGGGCGAACATGTGTAGCTGACTTTCGAGCCGCTCTTCCTTTCCCCGGCCACCGGTCGGCCGCAGCTCGGCGCGATACCCTCGCTCCAACAGCATGCTCGCCAGTCCGGTTCCCGAGCTGGCATCTTCGATCAGGATTTTTGACGGCTTGTAGACAAGGATCAGCTCGAGTGCCGCGTCCCGCATTTGAACGGGGTCGAGACGAGCGCGCAGCACATCGATGACATAGTGGCGACGGGCGTCACGGGCAATCACCAGGCACACCGTATAGCTGTTGTCCGACCCGGCCTTGACGGCTGTATCCCAGCTCAAGGTGATCCGGCGGGCATCTCCCGGCAGATCCGTAAAATGCTGGATCTGGCCCGGTTGAATCAACTCACCGAATGCGGCCGACGGATTTTGCTGGTATTGCGCAGCGAAGATCGAGGCACCGACCTCCTCTTGCTTGCGCTTGATGATCTGCTCCGGCCACTGGCTCGCCAATAGCGGCTCTCCCACCCGACGGTGCCAGCGCGACTTGCCGAACGAATAAACCGCTTCCTCCTCGGCAACCAGCGGCAAGCAAACGTGTTTCCATCCGCCTTTTTCGAGAAGTGCGCCGGAGAGATCGTCCTCGTGCATCCGCTGGCCGACGACAATCATGGCGCCTCTGATCTGATCGTCGAGCCGCGAAGCAATCATCGTGTCAAAGTTCTCGTTGACATTGGCGCGCTCCCGGTCCGACTTAACGTGGTGCGCCGAGATCGGGTCATCGATGATGATCATGTCGAAGCCGCGCCCGGTAATCCCGGTCTCGAACGACGCCGCGTATCGGCCGCCTCCCTCCGAAGTCACGAAGTCCATGACCTTACGGCCGTCGTCGCGCAAGCGCAGGCTTGGGAAGGCACGCTGATAGAAGTCCGAGCTGACCAGCTGCATCGTCTTCGACGCAAGGTCCGCTGCCAGGGCCTGGCTGTGGGAGATCACGGCAATCCGACGCTTGGGATCGCGCCCTAAAACCCAGGCGACGAGCACGACGGAGGTCAGGACCGATTTGAGATGGCGCGGCGGCAGGTTGATGATGAGGCGGGTCTGGCGTCCTTCGACGACGTCCGTCAGCTCGCTGATGAGGTATGCGAGGTATGGGGCGACCTGCAGACCCCAGCGATTGTCAACGACCGGGAATGCGCCCTCCAAGAAGGCTTGGAGGTCATTCTTGAGCACGGCTCGGTAGGTATGAAGATCGAAGGACATACGAAGCACCTTAAGAATACGAGGGACCGGCCGGCACCGATCGGTACCGGCCGATTTTCGACGTATCGCTATTTTTCCAGGCGGCGGGCCAGAAAGCGTTCGAGAATGGCCTGGTCATCCGGAGTCACGGCCGGCATCTCCTCGACCGCGGCCACCTCCGCCGCGAACAGCTTGTCGACCAGTGTCAGAACCACATTCGCAGCTCGTGGATCGCCCTTCAGGGCCTTGGCAACTAGCGACTTCAGCATCGCCCGTTGCTTGGACACCTTGAGGCTCCGCTCGCCTTCCCGGATCTGGATCTTTTCCGACAGCTCACTCCGCAGGTCGGTCCTGAGGTTCAGGCTGCCCTTGGGACGGCCTTTCGGGTTGCCGGACTGGCCCGGCTTGAACCGGGTGGCGGCCGGCGGCCTGCCGTAACCGACCTTCTCTTTATCCTGCTCAGACATTGCCGGCCTCCGTCTCGACCCCGACCGCGATACCCATATCGATGGCAGAGTCTGCCGCATCCGAGCCGGCTGTCGTATCCACCGCAACCGCCTCCATGGGCACGGTCAACCGCGCGGTGCGCTCCGCAATCGCGTCGAACGTCTCACCGGTGTGCGCATGCACCGCGTCTTTGCCGGTGCGCTTCTGCCAGCGCCGGATCGCGACGTCGGCATAGGCCGGATCCAGTTCAACACCGATACAGATGCGGCCGGTCTCCTCCGCGGCCACCAGGGTCGAACCCGAGCCGAGGAACACGTCGAGAACCAGATCGCCTCGACGCGTCACATCGCGCAAGGCATCGGCGATCATCGCGACCGGCTTGACGGTCGGGTGAACGCCCAAAAGATCCATGCGGTCTTTGCCGAACGCGTTGACACCCCGGTAGTGCCAGACGTTCGAGCGATTGCGGCCGCCGGCACCAAGACCGAAGTGGTTCTGATGCCTTCCTTCCCCGTGCTTGAACACGTAGATCAGCTCATGTTGGCTGCGATAAAACGACCCCATGCCAGCATTGGACTTGACCCAGACGCAGAGATTCTTCTGTTCAAGACCGTTTTGGACCGCAGCCTCACAGAGCTCGCCGCCGTGACGCCAGTCCATGCAGAGATAGAGGATCGCGCCGTCGACCAGCACCGGCGTGACCGCCGCCACGGTAACGCGAAGGAACGCCACGAACTGCTCCCGCGACATCTCGCCGGTGCCCATGGCAAATTCGCGGTGACGCGTCTTGCCCAAACCCGACACGAAGCCGTCGATCGGGACATTATAAGGCGGATCGCTGAACACGCATGCGATCGGCTTGCCGGCCGCGAGCTTGCCGATGAAGGCCGCATCCCGCGCGTCACCGCAGCCGACCTTATGGGGACCAAGGTGGAAGATGTCGCCGAGTTGCGCCACCGTCGGACCCTTGCCCGGGGCAACGTCTTCGGCTTCCTCCTCCTCGACCACGGCGGCGGTTGGCGTGTCGATCGATAACGCCATGTCGATCTCCACTGCCTCGAAGCCGCTGAGATCGAGATCGAAGCCGACACTGATCAGATATTCGAACTCGCCACGCAGCTTGGCGTCGTCCCAGACCGCGTCCTGACCGACCCGGTTTAGGGCAAGGTGCAGCGCGCGAATGTCGGCCTCGGAGCGGTTTTCCAGCCGCACCACCGCGATCTCGTCATGGCCGAGCTCGAGAAGTGCGTCAAACACCGCATGGCCGTTGACCAGCGTGCCCGTCGTTGCATCCATCGGCAGCGGCAAGACCTGGCCGAAGCGCGTCAGGATGGCCTTCAGCTTGCGACGCTGCGCGGCGCTATGCTGACGCGCTGCGTGGGGCGACGGCTTGATAGCCGTCGCGGGGAGATAAACAATCTCGAGGGCATTTTTCAGGGTCATGCCGGTCGCCCTTAGACATCCGACGGCGTGTGGTCGCGCTTGTAGGACGCCAGAACCGGCAACAGGCGGAGCGAGACCACACCAATATCGGTGGTCAGCATCGGCCAGAGATCGAGGACGAGATTCCAGGTATCCGCACCCAGGATCGTGTCCAGCGAGGCCAGCGCCACGTTGAAGGCGACAGCCTCACGGTGGATGGCCTCACGGCGATCGAGCAGGCAGCCAATGCTACGGACCAGCGCCGCGGATGGGTCCTTCAGCGCGACCACCTGCACGACATTGTAACCCAGCGCTTTGAGCGCAAGATACAGCGGCGTATCGGCGAGAAGCCGGCCATCCGGATCGACAATTAGGGGACGCGGCTGACCGTCCTTGCGGATCGCCTGCATCGCCTTGCGCAACTCCGTCACATTCTTGCGGCGCAACCGCGAGCGGGAGACCTGGATTTTAGAGAGGGAGATAACCTTCGTCTGGAATAGGGAGGCCACGTTGGCTCCTCGTGAATCCCGGAGCAAAGGTCGAACAAGGTGCATACGGCCCCGAATGCACGAACGAAGCCTCTGCTCGGGGGAGAGGGAGCCGCGTCTTATGCCCCACCATAACGTACTGGCCAGTAACCCAATGAGCTTGGAGCGTTCCGCACGGTACTATAACACCGCAAGGGTGCCGCGGCATCACCAGTTTTGAGGATCATGAGCATCGATGTCGTGGGATCGCGGAAATGTTGTGGTTCCCTAAGGAAACAGCCGCCGCTTCAACGAAGTCTTAGCGGCCCTTGATATTTGACCCGATCAGCACTGCATCCAGCGCCCTCGATAGGGTGTTCCGCTTCTCGGCGGTCGAACACTTCAAGAAGGCTATCCCATGAACCAGAATGGCCGCGGTCGACCAGAGGAATTCAGCGTCAAAAGCCGATTGAGACTGTCGGCCGATGGCCTTGGCAATTAAAGCTTTGAAGCGGACGTCGATGTAAGCCTTCTTGCGAAGCAACTCATCTTGGATTTCGAAGTCGAGATGATCGACATCACCGCGCATCAGGCACATGCCAAAGTCGCCAAACGCGACATCGGCATATTTCTCGACAAACGATCCTACCGCTTCCCCATCCGGCAGCAATAAGCTCGTCTGGGTCTCGTGGATCACCGTCTCCCACTGACATAGCGCCCGCTTGACGCATGCTTTCAGCATCTCCTGCTTACTGTCGAAATGAGCATATAGACGCGGCTTGGCCAGTCCAACGCGGGCCGCCACATCATCGAGAGTCGTCCTGCAGAAACCGTTACTACCAAACAACTGCGCCGCAGCAGCAAGCATCTTTTCTCGTTGTTCATCGCTGGCAATTTTCTTTTGCTCAGCTCGCTGCGCTTTGGACAGAGGCTTCTTGACCGGCCGTTGGTTCATCTGCCTTACTTCGCTGCCGCCGGGCTCGTCGTGAGCCTAACATGGGCTGGCGGATAGGAACGATGCGGATACGTCAGTTATGACCCCACATCAATAATCGAAAAAGCCAAGCATCTTATGACGCAAATGATTCGATGCGAGCCATAAGATTACTCAGAATCTCCTCGACTTCGGCAACTAAGGAAGCATGTGGGGTGGCCCAAACAGGACCTTCCCATGGCCGATATGCCTGCAAATCACGTCATCGCCACCATGGTTACCGACATCCGCAACAAGCTGGAAGAAGCCCTCAGGATCGTCAAAACCCGCCGAAACCTGCGCTCTTGACGGCAGCGCGAGTTGCTCGGTGCAGGTTTTGATGGATTTCGAAGGTCTGACCCACGAGTCCCAAGATCTCTTCCGGGCCGCCCTTGCGATCAAGAATCACCTCATGGCCAACATCGCGTATTCTAGCGTTTCACCGTTTGGACGACAAAGAATGCGGCCTCCTTATCGCAGTCATGCAGCGCGCTCACCTCAACGATCTCACGAGACACCTACTCGAGACCCAACAAAGGACTGGACGGCCTTAAACTTGGCGACGATTGCCGAACAGTACGAGGAGATCAAGGTCGACCGCGGCAAGATCCACCGGCCGCTAGCTGGCGAGCCCTGCATCTTACCTAAGTATCGCTCCGTACCGTGTAAAAGCTTCCCGATGAACTGGGCAGCAATTCTCGGAGCAGTATCAACGATCTCGCCCGGCGGCGTATCATCCGCAAGAATTGGTTATGTCACGACGAAGTCGCGCCTGAGCATAGCTAGACAAAGATCATCCAGAGTTCGAATACAGCGGCCAGGGATGGCGCAAACAACAATTCGTCGGTTTGCACCACCTGCTTGCTTGTTCAACGGAAGCACTACTACCTTCTCAATGTGACCCGCGGGCGCTATGAAGAACCCCCGCCTTCCTACCGCCGTCGCCCTTGCAACGTGCTACGAGCCTGCCGTCATCCTGATCGATGACGCATCGACCGGCATCGCCTTGAGCCAAGAGCTTCGGTCAACCGGCGGCTAAGTCGTCAATTCCATTCCGATTGAATCGTGGTCGATCGGCTTTGAATCCAACAAGGTAAGTTTGAGGCCGGACCGGATCATTTGCCCCGGACACGGTCCGGCTAGCCACATTCAAAGCCGAGCTTCTCGCTTTCCTACAAGCCAAACACGACGGCCAAGTGGACAGTCTAAGCCAGGCGCTGGCCTCAAGGCATGGGGTTACGATGCCTCGCTCTCTGGGTTGGATCACGCCGATCAACTTGGCCCCGCAGGCAATTTCACCATGCCGAACGTTGGGCGATTGTCTATCGATAGATCTGGCTCAAAACTGAAGAGTAGGCTGTCTTGCCATAGCCGAGCACAAGATGATCGAGCGGCGATGAATTTTAGCACATGATTGCTCACCTTTCGCTCGACTTCGGGGCAAGTCGGAGCGTTCCTTTGCCCGTTCGTACGCTCCTCGATCGTTGAGCAGATGCCAGCGTGGGCTGATCGCACCGGTGGAGCAAAGTGCGAGAAATACACGGTGCGGTCTAGCAAAGTGCCTCGAAAACACAGCCCCAACCCAAAGCCAACCTCGCGTTCGAAGCGACAACTCAGCCTCTCAGCAAGATCGCAAGAAAGATTGCAACCATCCCGGCCTCGTCAACACACCGCCGGCGTGGGCCCAAAGATGACCAAGCAGGCCCATATGATTGCCCTGCTGCGGCAAGAAGACGGTGTTTCGATTTCGGCACTTGCAACAGCTACAGGCTGGCAAAGACACTCGGTGCGAGGTTTCTTTGCCGCCGTGGTCAAAAAGCGTTTTGGCTTCGACCTTACTTTCCGGAGGGGCGAAGCTGGAGAACGCCTCTATCGCGTCGATATTTTGTCCGGCTCCTCCGAAAGAGGCGATCGATGATGGCTCGTGATCGGATCATCAACCGCCGGCAGAATGATGAACTTCGGATGCATCTGCTCGGCGGTGGGACACTGGTGAGTCAGGCGATTGTCGCGTTCAACCTGCCGAAATTGTGCAGACTGCTCGAACAGCTGGCGAAGTACGACGGTTTTTGCGCAACTACTGATCCCTCCGGTGAACACGCCTTCGGCGTCTTCGAGTTCGAGGGCACCAAGATCGTATTCAAGATCGAGAGCGACATCCTGTCATCACAGCTGGTATCCTCAGGGGGGACGCTGATGCCAACTGAGCGCATTCTGACGATCATGTTGGCCGAAGAATATTTCGCAGTCGCTGCGAATCTTCACGACCGTCGATGATCGGCTTGGGCCCAACGTTTAGGCGCCTCGCTTCAATACCCACGGTTAGAACGCGAGCTCAGGTTTCGGTAACGCCGCAGGCGCCTGCTCCCGACAGCAATTCCATCACGATGCGGCCGGCCAATGAGCAATCATGTTGCTGCAGAAAGGACTGGCATTCCCCAGGGAAAGGAGCGTTACTGAGTCGGCCGGCCCGATGGCGGCGCTGGTATCTCGCCTCGCACACGCGGGGCTTCTGGCGGTGCGGCGGAGAGCGTCGCTATCGTTGAATGAGGAGATACCCGTGCGTAGCGTACAGAGTGACGGCGTTGCCGAGCCACAGCACCAAATTGTCAATTTTAACCCAAATGATCGGCGACATTTCATTGGCGGCTCAGATGCCCGCATCATCATGGGCGATGATCAGGATGCATTAGTACGACTCTGGCGCGAGAAGCGGGGCGAGATCGAGCCAGAAGATCTCGCCGGCAACTTGATTGTCCAACTTGGGACCGTTACCGAGGTTCTCAACCGCGCCTGGTACCAACGCGCGAGCGGTTGCACCGTCAAGGACATTCAAAAGCGCGTTCGCCATCCCGTTCACAAATGGATGGCAGCGACTCTGGACGGGACCATCGAGCAGACCGGCGCAGTCTTCGAAGCCAAGTTTATGTTGCCGTGGGCCTTCACAGAGGAAGCTGCAGCGGAGAAACACATGGCTCAGCTGCAGCACAATATGTGGGTGATCGCGACGCGCTCTTCAGTGCTCTCGATCATCACAGGCGGCGGCAAATGGGTTGAAATCAAAATCCACGCCGACCCGCTCTATCAACATCTCCTCCTCACCGCTGAGAAGAAGTTCTGGCGCTGTGTCCAGAGCGGCGAGCCGCCTGTTTTGTTCAACATCGAGACCCCGCGTCCGAGGCTGGAGGCCGTCAAAGTCGTTGATATGTCCACATCCAATCAATGGGCCGTCCTGGCGGCGACGTACCTACGGACCCGGGACGCCCATGGTGAGCACGAGATCGCTAAGGCTGACCTCAGGAAACTCGTTCCGGAGGACGCCAAAGAGGCGGCGGGCCACGGCATCAAGGCCAAGCGATCCAAATCCGGCGCCGTGAGCTTCGAGGTCCTGGTTGCGGAGTACTCCCATGCATCGGTCTAGCGAGCATATCGGCACGATCGCCGCCGCCCTTGCCCGCGCCCAGGCCGAACTCACCAATCCAGAGAAAACCCTAACGGCGACTATCACGTCTCCGTTCCCGCGAGAGGAGGCCAGAACCTTCCGCTATGCCTCGCTGGCTTCCGGCCTCGACATCGTCCGCAAGATCTTGAGCCAGCAGGAAATCGCCACCATCCAGACCACCCGGACCGAGCAGGTCACGGGGCAAATCCACCTGACCACTGTGCTCGCCCACGCGTCCGGGGAATGGATCTCCTCGGACCTGCCAGTCTGCGGCTCTAAGGAGGTCGAGGCGCCGCACCGGATGGGTGCGGCGCTCACCTACGCCCGGCGCTATGCCCTTTTTGCCTTGGTTGGGATCGCTGGGGAGGATGATCTCGATGCGCCTGACACGGTCCCGGGACTGCCGGTTACCACCGCGCCGCAGGCCGCGCCGGGAGCGAACCGAAAGCTCTCCAAGGCCATTTTGAACCGTGCCCCCGTCTTGCCGCCCCAAGCCTCCGCCGAGCTCTTAGAGCGGCTTCTACGCGAGCTGGCAGCCCAGCAGGACAGTGACGGGTTACTTGCTTGGGCCAAGGCTAGCCTGCCGCTCAAGAACACCCTTCTGGAGCCCGACGCCCGCACTGTCGAGGCAGCCTACCAGAAGCGAATCGAAGAAGCTGCCCTTTTCCATCCTGACGAAGCAGACCAGGCACCCGAGCTCGCAAGCGCTCCACCACCTACGGGGGCAGGGGCTCCCGGCCCGGCGTCCGGAGGAGTTCATCCAACAGCCGATAGCCAGCGCCAACAACATACCGGGCTCGCCTTCCCAAAGGAGCCGCCGCGCCGCCGCAGCAAGGAGCACCTAGCTTTCATTCGGAGCCAAGGCTGCCTTGTCTGCCAAAAGACGCCAGCGGACGCACATCACCTCAAGTTCGCCCAGCCGCGAACATTGGGACGCAAGGTCAGCGACGAGTTCACCATTCCCTTGTGCCGATCCCACCATCAATCGCTTCATCGACAAGGCGATGAGCGAGCTTGGTGGGCGAATCTGCAAATCTCGCCTCTCCCGATCGCTAAACGATTGTGGGACACCAGTCCGGTGCATGCATCGGACATGGGCAGAGTGGCTGATTTGGAGCCGAGCCAAGGCAGCCTGCCCCATCAATGAACGGTCGTTGGGCGTCCCACTGCGCCAAATGTAGCCCGCCGAACGCTTCGCCGAGGGCCCCTCTGTCGTCCAGGCTTCGGGCTTCTGACGAGTGCATGCTAGACTCGGGAAGGTGACCAAGACTATTGGGCCTTGGCCCGCGCGACGCACTCGTAAGTCTCTATAGCCCAAGTCGCTGTTCATGCGGACCGGGTCAACGACACGTCTGCTGGATGATTGGACATCGATGGATAGCATCAAGCCCGTTCACGTTGCGACAAAAACGAGCAGCTTCCTTCAGCTGATTCACTTGAAGAAGTGGAGTCGGAAGGAATTCGATGTATCGGAAGTTCGAAGTAAAGCCGTTGCTGCGATACGACTGACGGCATCTGCGAGGCGCAAAGTGCTAAAACTGTCGATCTATTTTCGTTTGAGATATATATGCCGCATACGCCTGCTTCAGACCGTCGGCAAGCGATGTCCTTGCACGCCAGCCCAGCTCTTGAAGGCGGCCGATGTCAAGAAGCTTTTGTGGCGTACCGTCGGGTCTCGACGTATCGAAGGTAATTTCGCCAGTGTAATGAACAACATCCGCGACCAGCTGTGCGAATTCAGCTATCGTGATATCCTTGCCAACACCGATGTTAACCAGCCCGGCGCCTGAATAAACCTTCATGAGATAAACGCAGGCATCAGCCAAGTCGTCGACGTATAGAAATTCACGCCTTGGCTTTCCGGTGCCCCAGACTGCCACGCTTCTTGCGTCCGCTAGCTTTGCTTCCTGGAAGCGACGGATCAACGCTGCTACGACATGGCTATGCTCGGGGTGGTAATTATCGCCGGGGCCATAGAGATTGGTTGGCATAACGCTGATAAAATCCTTGCCATATTGGCGGCGATAAGCCTCGGCCAACTTAATCCCGGCGATCTTGGCGATAGCATATGGCTCATTCGTTGGCTCGAGTGGACCGGTCAGCACCATGTCCTCACGCAAAGGCTGCGGCGCCAACTTTGGATAAATGCAGGAGGAGCCAAGAAACATCAGCTTCTCCGCCCCGTTCAGATACGCGGCATGTATGACATTGGTCGCAATTGCGATATTATCATAGATAAAGTCGGCAGGGAGCCTGTCATTAGCCACGATACCGCCCACTTTTGCAGCGGCCAAAAAGACGACCTGCGGTTTTACCTTTGCAAACCAATCGAGCACGGCGGATTGGTTGCGCAAGTCGACCTCGCTTCGATCAACGGTAGCAATCTTCACGTCCTCTCGGGCAAGCCGCCGGACCAACGCGCCGCCAACCATACCACGATGACCAGCGACATAAACACGCTTGCCAGCAAGTTCAAACGGCACGCTTGTCATGCGCCGCATCCCGTTTCGCTTCGGCGAGATCGCTCGTCACCATCTCTCGGACCAGCTGAGTAAAGCTCCGTTTCGGCCGCCAGCCGAGCACCTGCCGCGCTTTACTTGGGTCTCCAACGAGGAGGTCCACTTCGGTAGGACGGAAATAGGTTGGATCGATCTTGACCACAATCTTGCCGCTTCTCGCATCGACGCCGATCTCCTCGACGCCCTTGCCGTGCCACACGATCTCACGACCAACTTCCGCAAAGGAAAACTCTACCATCTCGCGGACCGAGTGCATCTCGCCCGTAGCTAGTACGAAATCGTCCGGCTTATCGGCCTGAAGGATCATATGCATGCCTTCAATATAGTCCTTTGCGTGGCCCCAATCGCGCTTGGCTCCGAGGTTGCCGAGATAGAGCGTATCCTCAAGACCAACCTCGATGCGCGCCACACCACGGGTAATTTTGCGGGTCACAAACGTCTCGCCCCTGATGGGACTCTCATGATTGAACAGGATGCCGTTAGAGGCGAACATGCCGTAGGCTTCACGATAATTCACAGTGATCCAATAACCATAAAGTTTCGCAACACCATACGGCGAGCGAGGGTAGAAGGGCGTCGTCTCTTTTTGCGGAATCTCTTGGACGAGACCATAAAGCTCCGAGGTCGAGGCCTGATAGAACCGCGTATCCTTCTCCATACCTAGAATACGAATCGCCTCCAACAAACGCAACACGCCAACCGCATCTGCATTGGCAGTATACTCGGGGCTCTCGAAGCTGACGGCAACGTGGCTTTGGGCGGCAAGATTGTAAATTTCGGTCGGCCGGATCTGCTGGACCAAGCGGATCAGATTGGAAGAGTCCGTCATGTCCCCGTAGTGCATAAGGAACGGGACGTCGCCGACATGCGGGTCCTTGTAGAGATGATCGACCCGCGCGGTGTTGAACGAGGAGGAGCGCCGCTTGATGCCGTGCACGATATAGCCGAGTGACAGCAGATATTCGGCGAGATAGGCGCCGTCCTGGCCGGTCACGCCGGTGATGAGAGCGATCCGCTCAGCCATGCCATGCCTTGTTTCCTAGTAAAGAAGGTCAGAGAACGGGATAACCATCTTGGCGTGCCGTGACAAGGTCCCTGAAAGGCGAAACGGACGAACCGCACGCTTCCCGGCACGGACGTTTTGTGGGTCACGGGTAGTCGCCCTGGTGCTTCCGGTGCGATGCGATAAAGCGGCCTAAGCCGTCCGTAATCGCGTGAATGGCGCCACGCCCGAGTGAAAAAGTCGAGATGTTCCTAGATGTCGCCGATTTGCACTGATATCAGCTTGGGGCCGCGACGAATCATCCTCTTGACCGACCTGTTGTAGACCAAATTTTAGATGCGTTACGGCGCACAGCTGGCCAACATTTCCCCATTGCTCGGCATTCCCCGCCGGATTCTTCGTGGCCGGCCGATCGACGCGCGGATCTTACCCTGGGCGATGTCACCAACATGGGTGAAATCGCGCAAACTCGCTATTTCCCGAAATCGCTTGCGTGAACAGTCAGCCGGCCACGTCGGGTCGGCCACGACGGACTGCGAAGCCCACTGCACGGCAAGCTGTGACAGCCGGGCGCGATGTATGCGCCATTAAATCGCTGGCGTTTTCGCGCGCGGCATGGAAGGCTGACTGGCTCGCTGACCGAAGCTCTGTCGAGTCTGGTGAGGTGCGATCGGCGTCTAAACGCTGATCGATTAACATGTACGATGATCGATCGGCTACACCTGAACTTAATGACGAACTCCACCAAAAGCTGTTGGTGGCAGCACGCTGGTAAGCGCAAAGATCGCTCACTTGACATCCTAAGACTAAAGAGACTTGTTGAAGCCTGAGGTTCGACGGTTTTTGCCAATAGGTCGAACAATTTGGCGAGCATGCTATGGGCTTCTTTGATTGCGGGGCCGCAACGGCGTTGTTCAAGATCGAGCTTCAAGCGCTAAGCACAGCCGGTCTGAGATCCACATCGGCTGAGCGGGAACTGACAGACCGGGCCATGATTGTGCTAGCCGAGGAATATGTGCTCGCGACTACGACCGACGGATGGTCCGAAGCTGAAGTTGCGGTAGAGGGGCTCGTGACGTGACAGCTCCGAGCACGCGGCTTTCCCGCATCCAGGAGGCCTATGTGCAGGGCGTCTCGACCCGCTCGGTGGACGATCTGGTGCAGCGATGGGTATGACCGGGATATCCAAAAGCCAGGTCAGCCGGCTCTGCGCAGAGATCGA